AAAGCGGAAAAGCCGGCGGTCCTGACCGGGACCGTGCCGGAGTGGTCCAGCACGGGAGTGATCGCCCAAATGCTGGGATTTAAGGGGTGCCGCAGGGTCCAGCAACTAACCCAAGACGGGGTGCTGGAAACCGAGGTCCCACCCGGCGGCGGAGCGCGGAAATATAGGACCTGCGAAACGGTCCAGCGGTATATTGCCCACATCGAGCAAAAGGCCCAGGAAACCGGGGAGAAAAGCCGCACGGCAGAATTGGCCCTGAAAAAGCTGGAGGCCGAGGTGAAGCTGAAAGAGAGCCAGGGCCAGCTTGCCAGCATAAAGGCGGACATAGCCGAGGGGCGATACATCGAAACGGCGGCGGCCACCGAGCAGCTGGCGGAGTTTATGGACACGTTCAAAAATTTTGCCATGAACATACCCAGCAGGGTGGCGGGCACCGTGGCCAGCTATACGGACGCCGCCACCGCCCGCGCTATCGAGCGGGCCACCCGCAAGGAATTGGAGGATATGCTGGCCCTATTCGTGGACGCCGCCGTGGTGGAGCCGGAGGAGGCAAAACGGTGAAAAAGTTTCGTGTAAAACGCTATGAGGTGCCGGGCTGGATTATAACCGCCGTTGAGATCCTGCGCCCACGAAAACGCCTGTCAGTTTCCAAGTGGGCCGAAAAGCACCGCATACTGCCGGACGGGAACGCCATACCGGGGCCATGGCGCAACAGCGTGACCCCCTACCTGGTGGAGATCATGGACACATTCGACGACGACGTGGTGGAAAAAATTGTTTTCGTCAAACCCACCCAGGTGGGCGGAACGTCCGCCATGGAGAATATGCTGGGCAGCCTGATCGACCAGGCACCAGGGCCGACCATGATCGTGTACCCGTCGGACGACCTGGCGGAGCGGACCGTGGACGCCAAACTGGAGCCAATGATCAAGGCTTGCAAGGTGCTGGCGGAGAAATACCGGGAGCATATCAGCAAAAAATTACAGCTGAAATTCGGCACCATGACCGTCTACCTGAACGGCGCCAACAGCCCGGCGGATCTTGCAAGTACAAATATCCGCTATTTGTTCCTGGATGAAGTGGACAAATACCCAGGGGCAAGCAAGAAAGAGGCGGATCCCGTTTCGCTGGCCATAGAGCGGACAAAGACCTACACGACCAACCGGAAAATTTTTATAACCTCCACCCCAACGCTGAAAACGGGTCACATCTGGAAAGCCAAAGAGGAGGCGGACGCGGAAAAACACTATTTCGTCCCATGCCCCCATTGTGGCCAGTATATCGAATTGAAATTTGCACAAATCAAGTGGCCCAGTAAGGACGATGTGCCGGACAACGCGGAGCGGGCGGAAATGGCAAGCTATGTGTGCCAGGCGTGTGAGTGCGTGATCACGGACCAGGACAAGGGCAAAATGCTGGAGGCTGGCCGGTGGGAGTATGTGCGAAAAAGCACGGCACAGCCCAAAAGCGTGGCCTTTTGGATCTCCACCCTGTACTCCCCTTTTACCCGCTTTTCCGATATTGCCAAGGAGTTCATGCGGAGCAAAGACGACCCGGAACTGCTGCAAAACTTCACAAATTCGTGGTTAGCGGAGCCGTGGGAGGACACCAAGCTGAAAACCAATGCAGACCTGGTTATGGAGCGCCAGACCGACGTGCCCGCCTGGGAACTGCCAGAGTGGACCAAACTGCTGACCGCTGGGATCGACGTGCAGGAAAATTGTCTGTACTGGACGATCCGGGCCTGGGGCGATTTTATGACCAGCCAAAACGTGGCCCACGGCCAGGCCCTTTCTATGGTGGAGGTGGAGCGGGTTATGAATACCGCTTTTTCCCTGCCGTCTGGCGAAAAAATGATGGTGGAATTGGCCTTGATGGACAGCGGCGACCAGACCGACGCGGTTTATGAGTTCTGCCTGATCAATGCGGAATGGGTGCGGCCCTGCAAGGGCGTCCCCACTATGCAGGGACATTACAGAATTTCCACCGTGGACAAGGCGGGGAGCCGCGCCAACGGTATGCAGCTGGTTCTGGTGGACGGCGGAAAATACAAGGACATGATCGCCGCCAGAATGAGGCGGCCAAACGGGCGCGGATCCTGGATGGTACATAAAGACTGCGACCTGGAATATGCAGAACAGGTCACGGCGGAGCATAAGATCACGGAACGGTCCAAGGGCAAGGTGGTCCAGCGGTGGGAACTGAAAACGTCCCACGCGGCCAACCATTACCTGGACTGTGAAGTGTACGCGGCGGCAGCGGCGGACGTGCTGGAGGTCCGATCCCTGTTTCTCCAGAACCAGGAGGGTGCGGAGAAACCGCAGGAAAAGGTGGACCAGCCGCCCCGGCAGGAACCCGCGCCGGAGGAAAACTGGATCCGCAAACATGAAGAATGGATTTAACCGGAGGCAACCATGGACGAAACGAAAATGACGGCGGCGGAAATGCTGGCCCAAGTCAATACCGCCATCACCACCGTGCTATGTGGCGGCCAGTCCTACAAGATCGGCAGCCGGTCCCTGACCCGTGCGGACCTGGCCATGTTGAAGTCCATGCGGGACGACCTGGAGGCACAGCTGGCCAATGAGGAAAGCGGCAGCCTGCTGGGCCGGACTTATGTGGCATTTTTTGACGGGAGGTGATCGGCATGGGCTGGCTTGATAATGTGATCGCCACCGTGTCCCCGCGCCGGGCCTACGAGCGGGAAATGTGGCGGCAAGGGCTGGATGAACTGCGAGGCTATGACGCCGCAGGGCATGGCCGGATAAATTCCGGGTGGCGGGCCGTGAATGAAAGTGCAGAAATTACGGACCGTTACAGCCGGGACGTGGTGCGGGCACGGGCGCGGGACCTGGAGCGAAACAGCGATATAGCCCAGTCTGTTATTTACGCCTACAAGCGCAACGTGGTGGGCAAGGGCTACACCCTGCGGGCCATGACTGGCAGCGACGAACTGGACAAGCGGATCGAAAAGGCGTGGAAACGCTGGTGCAAAGCCCGCAACTGCGACGTGACCGGGGAACAGTCTTTCAATGAAATTCTGCGAATGATGGTGGAGCGGAAAAAGGTGGACGGCGGCATGATCGTCCTGTACCGCTACACACCCGGCGGTGTGGTCCCGTTCAAACTTCAATGCCTGGAAGTGGACGAACTGGACAAGACCCAGGCAACGCCACGCCACAAGGGCAACAGGGTGGTGGGCGGTATTGAGTATAACCAATACCGCCGCCCGGTGGGCTACTGGATCCGCCAATATGACATAGAGGGCTGGCAGTTGGCGGAGCCTGCATACATCGAGGCCAAAGACGTGTTTTTCTACAAGAGTAAACACCGGCCCAGCCAACTGCGGGAAATGTCCGATATGTCCCCCACCATAACCAGAGTGCGGGACACAAACGAATTTATCAACGCTGTAAGCGTAAGGGAGCGGATCGCGGCCTGTCTGGCGGTGCTGATCAAAAAGACGTTGCCAACCGGCGGGACCGGGCGGAGCAGCTGGAGCAACAAGGGCGGCCAAGTGGACTATGCGGGAAAGCGCCTTTCCCCCGGCATGATGATGGAAATGGGGCCGGGCGACGACGCACAGATCATTGACCCCAAAGGGGCGGCAACCGACGCCACCGCGTTCCTGAAAACACAGCAGGGATTGATCGGCGCAGGCCAGGGCCTTTCTTATGAGGCGGTAAGCCGCGACATGAGCGGGGCCACCTATTCGTCCGCCAGGCAAAACGCGCTGGAGGATGAAAACACATACACGGAGGAGATCGAACTTTTAACCACGTTCATGTCCGAGGTGTATGAAAACTTTGTTATTTCCGGGGTTTTGTCCGGCCTGTTTCAAATGCCGGGTTTTTGGGACCGTAAAGAGGAGTTCCTGGATCATACATGGGTCAAGACGCCGAAAAAGTGGATCGACCCGGCAAAAGAGGCAAACGCGGACAAAATCGCCCTGCAAAGTGGTCAAAAGACTTTCCAGGACCTCCAGGCGGAAAAGGGCAAAGACTGGAAAGACGCCGTGGACGAACTGGCGGAGGTCCTGGAGTACGGCAGGAAAAAAGGGATCGATATGGGAGGTGTGATTTTTGGAACTGGAGCGACAGCGGCCCGGCAGGGCGGACCCGGAGCGGGACAAAAACCGGGGGACCCGGAGCATGGGGGAGATCCTGGCCAGGGAGGCAAACAGCCCGCCGGAGGCGGAGAACAGCCGCAGACGGACAATTAGCTTTTCCAGCGAGGAGCCATACCGGCGCTATTTTGGCATGGAGATTCTGGACCATGCCGGGGGCGCGGTGGACCTGTCCCGCCTGAACACGGTGGGCGTGGTCCTGTTCAACCACGACCCGGACAAAGTGGTGGGCAAGGTGATCCGGGCATGGGTGGAGAACAACCGGGGCATGGCAGAAATCGAGTTCGACAGCGACGACGACGCGGAAAAGATTTTCGGCAAGGTCAAGACCGGGACCCTGAAAACCACGTCCGTGCGCTACGCTGTGGACGCCTGGGAGGAGGTCAAGGCCGGGGCCGTGTCTGCGGACGG